TAGTATTTAATAATAAGAAACCAACAGAACAACCATCTCAACCAGAGTGGGGAACAGCGGCACGTGATGTGCAACACCTCATACAATATATAACTGGTTCAGAAGTTCCGTGTAATGTGGTGGTGACAACACACATGCAGTACATGGAAGGGGATTTGGGTGTGAGTAAATCATATCCAACTAGTGTGGGCTCAAAGCTATCTACAAAATTGGGCCGATACTTTAACTGTGTTTGTAGAGTGGACACTAAGAGTTCAAGCAAAGGCACAGAACGTTCGCTTCGAACTGTATCAGATCATAGAATGGATCTCAAAGTTCCTGCGTTAGATATATTAGAACCTAACACAGAGCTTGATCTTGCTAAATTGTTTGATGCAATTCAAGGGAATGCGAAGAAGAAGTTGTCAAAACCAATGTCAAAATAGGAGGTATATACCATGACAGGATCAGACGTACATGACTTTTTAAGCATGTCACCAAACGAAGTACCACAAACGGTTACTTTACCAGAAGGTAGTTACGATTTTGTAATTACTAGTTATCGATCAGACAGAGTAGGTGAAAACCAAACTCCGTTAGTGAAGATAAATGTAAAAGCTACAGGAGTTATCCAATCAGATTTGGATGAGGCTGACATAGCTAATGCAGAACCAACAAGACTGGAGTATTGGGCTACGCCTAATGCCATGAAACAAAAGAACCCAGCCATGTCACTAAAGAGTTTCTTAACTGATTCTCTCGAGATGGATGAGGAACAATCTTTTGGTGAGCTACTTGAGCAATCAATTGGTCAGTCTTTCTCGGGTGTTGTAAAGCACGAGATGGTTGGAAAGAACAAAGACATATTACAAGCTTCTATTAAAAAGATTATTAATAAGTAGTTTGTGATAGTATGAGTGAGTATGCAGTACATAAGCGGGTTGAGTCACAGGTTCCAGATTCTGGGAATTCTATTTGCATAGTTTTAGAATATCCTACGACTACCGAATCTAGACTTAACAAAATAAATACAGGAGGCATACAACAGGTATTGAATCCCATGTGCACACTCGCAGGTATAGATGCACAGACCGTAATGCTCACTCATGCATTCCAATTAAAGCCAGCACAAGAAAATGCTCAGTTCTTCTTTCACAAGCGGAACGAGTACAAGGCTATCAAGAAAGAAGGGGAGTGGAAGTCAAACTATTCTCCTTCCCAATACGGATTTTTAAAGCAAGACTATGAACAAGACCTTGAAAGATTATATAAAGAGATCAATGACTTCAACCCTAACATTATAATTACTATGGGTGGTTTATCTTTCTGGTCTGTAACTAACATAGATAAGGTCGGCTCATACAGAGGTGCACTTACTTATTCAAACACAAGCAGACTACGCAGACCTTTCAAAGTCATGCCAACTTATAGTCCGTTTGCAGTTATAAAGAACTATGCGTTTAGACCTACAGTAGTTAGTGATCTAAAGAAAGCAGCAAGAGAATCTACTACTACAGATATTATAAATACAGAGAGAGAGATATACATTGAACCAACATACCAAGAAGTCTTACAGTTCTTCAAAGAATGTAAAGAAGAAAACAGTGAAGACAATCCGTTGTCATTTGACATCGAGACAGCAAGTGGTGAGATTACTTGCATAGGATTTGCACCATCACCAGAACGTTCAATGGTCGTACCATTCAGGGACATCACCAAGAAGTCTCTAACTTTTTATGACTACACTACTGAGCTAGCAGTATGGGCAGCAGTAAAAGAATTACTAGAAGACGAGACACTAGTCAAGGTAGCACAGAACCAAACGTATGATGTGTCTTGGCTTAACCATAAGTACGGAATAGAAGTAGCAGGAATCATACATGATACCATGCATGCACAACATTCTCTCCAGCCAGAAATGGAAAAGGGATTAGGCTTCTTGGGTTCTATCTATACTAACGAGGGGGCATGGAAGAACCTTACAAGTTTTTCTAAGAACGCTAAAACACAGGAATAAAACTTTATGAAACGTCCCCAATACTTTGCGGCCAAGCCGATAGAGGAAGAGTACATTCCTATTGAGAATGAGATTGTATTATGGCGTTCCGTATTAGATCAAGCTATGCAGGACATTGCATACCGAGGTAAGGATAAGGAGTATATAAAGTTTAAAGAAGATGCCATTGATTGGTTGTTTAATAATGATGAAGACTTTGATTTGATATGTGACTTTGCTATGTTAGATCCTAAGAAATCCAAGCAAGAATTTTTTTATATAATGAGGGTAGCAAATGACAAACGTAAAACAAATGACTGAGTTCTTTAAGAAAGTAAAAGAATTAGAAGACAATGATCCAGTAAACTATCCATCACATTATAACAAGGGAGGCATCGGATGTATTGATGCTATCCAAGCTAGTCAAGGTGAAGGATTTAAATACTACTTACAAGGCAGTGCTTTTAAATATCTATGGAGATATGAGCACAAAGAAAAACCAATACAAGATTTAGAGAAAGCCAAATGGTTTATAAATAAACTTATTGAAATCACACAGGAGAGGGATGATGAAAATAATAAAGAACACGGAGATAGCGGCTCAAGAGTTAAGTAAGGAACAAACTCTTTGGGTATATTGCGGACTAGACTGCTCACTCACCAGTGAGATATGGTCGAAGCTATCAAAAGAATTAGACGAGACTACTAAGCAGACGTATAAGTTTGAATTAGATAGCCTCAAGCCAGCACTTAGTATGATGTTGCGTGGACTGAAGGTTGATGAGATGAAGGCAGGATTACTCCGTGCCCCCCTTATCAAGAACCGAGTCAAGGTAGAACGCATGTTGAATCTATTTGCTAATGCAGTATGGGATAAAGATCTTAATCACAACAGTCCTCTACAGCTTAAGAGTTTCTTATATGAATGGCTTAACTTACCACAAGTTATAGCCTATGCTAAAGGTAAACAAAAAGTATCGACTGACAAAGAAGCACTAGAACATTTACGGAGAGAGTACCCACGGGCTAGGCCATTCTGTAATTCTATCATAGCTTTGCGTGACATAGATAAACAATTAAACATACTCAATTGTGAGAGAGATTCTGATGGTAGACTTCGTACTTCATTTAAAGTAGCAGGTACTGAGACTGGCAGATGGTCAAGTTCTGAAAGTCCTTGGGGCACAGGTACTAACCTGCAGAACATTACAAAAGATATGCGAGAAATATTTGTACCCGATGAAGGTAACGTACTCTTCTACGCTGACTTGGAACAAGCAGAGTCTAGAGTATCAGCGTATGTTGCTGGAGATCAGGGATACATTAATGCGTGTGAAGGGGAAGACTTACATACCCAAGTAGTTAAAATGGTATGGCCTAATATGGGTTGGTCTTCTGATCTTGCACAGAACAGAGAGCTTGCTGATCGTCCATACATAGGACACTTCAGTTACAGGGACATGTGTAAGCGAGCAGGTCATGGTACTAACTATGGTCTATCGGCTACATCTTTAGGTAGGCACTTAAAGATTAAGCTATCACACGCAACGAGGTTTCAATTACTTTACTACGGTGGAGTGATTGCGTTGTCATCACTGGAGAGATGGCACAAACAAGACAAGGAAGGTGGATTCCACGAGCTAATTGATGGGGGCACGATTTTAGGGACTGGCCCATCTTCCTTAGTCAGAATACAGGGGGCATTTCCAGGCATACGTAAGTGGCATGATGCGACTGCGAAGCAGTTACAACTAGAGGGTACACTAACAACTCCACTCGGTAGACGCAGACAATTCTGGGGTAGACTGGATGAAGCTACTACCTTAAGGAAAGCTATTGCATATGTACCTCAATCCACCATTGGTGATCTATTAAACATAGGACTGTACCGTGTGTGGGATGAATTAAAAGATGATGGCGTAGAAGTATTAGGACAAGTACATGATGCAATCTTAGGGCAGTTTCCTATTGGCAAAGAAGCTGAGGTTATACCTAAGATACTAGCACGCATGAAGAATCCTATGCAGGTAGGCGATAGAGAAATGATAATACCTTCTGATTGTGAGACAGGTCTCGATTGGAAGAACATGAAGAAATGGAAACCAAATGAGTAGAAATTATGCAGACTTTGTACAGGCATCAGCAGATGCTATCAAGGGTAGTCCGATACCTAAACCTTTTGCACAGTGGAGTGCACTCAGTGCAGTAGCTGGAGCATTAGGCAGAAGAGTATGGTACCCAATGGCTAACTATGATATACGAGCCAATTTATTTGTGGTATTGATTGCCCCTCCTGGGCGAAACAAATCAGTAAGTTTAATCTTACCATTCACAAAAGTATTTAGTAAACTAACTACACCAGTGGGTACTACTGAAGATGATCAGAACTTTAACTCTGGATTAGATCAGTATGGCTTACGTAACTATCCATTGTACTCAGTACAAGATAGAATCACGCCAGAGAAATTGGCAGTAGACATGACTAGGATTACCAGACTAGATCTACGTTTGTCTTCTCCTATCATGGAAGAGTTCTATGACTCATCAGTTACTTTAATAACGTCAGAGTTTGGTACCTTTATGGGTAGGCACGAAAGATATTTACAAATGTTTATGACAGATATGTGGGACTCTAAAGCTGAGTACAGTCACAAGACTAAAACCTCTGGTGAATATTTAATCAAAGGGCCGTGCCTTAATTGGCTAGCCTGTGCTACACCAGAACAGTTTGTAGACAACCTACCAGAAGATGCACGATCCCAAGGGTTGTTATCTCGTATACTCCCTATCTATTATGATGGTGATAGAATACCACAGTCGCTTATACAAGAAAGAGTTAGTGACAATACAGTAAACAATTTACGTGAAGACTTAGCTGACATAGCTAAGATGTACGGGCCAATGACTTTTGATGAGGATGCGTTCAAGATTGTGGATGAAGACATCAAGGCAGGCATACCGCCAGAGCCTACAGATAATCATCTATCAGAGTATGTGCAACGTAGAGTATCTCACTTCATTAAGATTGCTATCGCAGTATCAGCATCACGCAGAAGCACTCGTAAGATTATGTTAGAAGACTGGGAGTTCACAAAAGAATTAATGTTTGCGGCTGAGAAACAAATGCCTAAAGCTTTAGAAGGTTTTGGTATGGGCAGAACAGGTCGCATTGCACATGACATGGTAACATGGTTGAATGGTACACTATTTAATAACGGCAGAAGCCATATGCTTATGAAGTTATTTAAAAGAGAATTGCTACGTAAGGTTCCTAATCCTGGAGAGTTAGAACAAACTATCCGGGCTATGGAAGATTCTGGTTACATCAAGGTCGAAGGGAATGTGGTTTTTCCATGTCGAAAAGACGTTTAGTAATCAGTAAGTTGCAATGGGCAAAGGCTCTTGATGAACGTCCTGTATTTATACCCTCTCCAAGGTTAACAGGCGTGAAGAGAGCTGGCGTGCTCTATGAGAATAGAGTAGCTAGCTATATGAAAGCAATCTATGGAGATGAGAATGTATTGCATGGCCAGTGGTATCAATACCAGGATAGACGGGGTGTAGGTTACTGCCAATCTGACATACTAATCTTACCACATGGAGATGTCAAAGATCTTTTAATCTTAGAATGTAAATTAAAATCTAGGAGAGTAGCTGAGGTACAACTACGTTATCTATACAGACCCATAGTAGAACGGCTATATCCAGACACCAATATTATTATGGTGCAAGTATGTAAGTTTCTAAACCCTAACACTAAGGGAGTAATCATAGATGATATTGCTGATATGTATAAGCAAGATTTATCTACATTATATTTAAGGACATTTGTATAATGTTGTGGACAGACGCACATCAATATGTTATAATGTTCTTTCATCACATCAACAAAACTAACTAGAGGAAATCTAATGACTAACAATTATCTGCCTACTGAATACCAACAATTTATCCATACCTCTAGGTACGCTCGATTTATTGATGCTGAAAAAAGACGAGAGGCTTGGCCTGAAACTGTCACCAGATATGTAGACTTTGTATCTGAAAATCTCAACACTAATTTTAAATATAAACTAAACTCTAAAATAAAATCCGAACTAACCAACTCCATATTATCATTACAAGTCATGCCGTCAATGCGAGCATTGATGACAGCTGGGCCTGCACTAGACAGAGATCACACTGCTGGGTATAACTGTAGCTACATACCAATAGATCATGTTAGATCTTTCGATGAGGTTATGTATATACTTTTGTGTGGTACAGGCGTAGGCTTTTCAGTTGAACGTAGCAACATAGAAAAGCTACCTACCATTGCCGAAGAGTTTGAAGATACTGCCACAACTATAATTGTACAAGACAGCAAGGCTGGGTGGGCTAAATCATTTAGGGAATTGGTTGCGATGCTTTACTCTGGGCAAGTACCAAAGATAGATGTATCACGGGTACGTCCTGCTGGTGCACGATTAAAAACATTTGGGGGGCGAGCAAGTGGGCCTCAACCTTTAATAAACTTATTTGAATTTACTATCAAAGCATTTAAGAATGCAGCAGGTAGACGGCTTAATTCATTAGAGTGTCACGACATTGTATGTAAGGTTGGCGAAGTTGTAGTAGTAGGTGGAGTAAGAAGATCCGCTTTGATATCACTTAGTAACTTACAAGATGATAGAATGCGTGGAGCTAAGAC